GGTCTTTCCAGTTTGCAGGGACAACAAAATCCTCCGGATGTTTGATCGTGATCGACTTGCCGTTGAAGCTCGCCATCGTTTGAGGACGAAAAACTTCTGAAGCATCTCGATACACCCAAACTTTTCCGTCATTGCCAACTTCAAGCGGCGTTTCACCTGGCCCATAATCCTGCCAGCCCGTACGAGCAACAGGCACACTCATGCAGAGAAGAAAGCCTTCCGGCGTTTCAACAATGTTCTCTGATAAGCGTGAAGGGGTGAAAAACTTTGCCATGAATTAGTGGAGTTGGCTCGCGAGTGGAAGCATCGAGAAGCGAAGCCCAATGACGGTGTTGTTTGCCGGTGCAGTTGCCACCAAAGTGGTAGTGCTTGAGTTAGTCGCGCCGAGAACGCGAAGAATAACTTGAGAGCCAGCGGTGCCAGCCACAGCAAGATTGGTGTCGCCTACAACATCGAGATCAAGCGTGCCTGATCCAGTAGCCACAGGAACTTGAACGGTTCCGGTTCCTGATCCAGCACTAGAAGTGATCGCGATGAACGGAACACCGGGCGCGGCAGTCACGCCAGCGGGCACACCAAGAGTCGCCCAGTTGGTAGGGGTTGTAGTTCCAACAGCGGTAACAACATAAGCAAGGCCCGCTGTGAGTCCTGATGTGACGTTGATCGAAGATCCGCTAAGAGGTGAAACGTATCCGTGGTAGCCACCGAGATAGCCGCCATAATTTCCAGTGAGTTGAACAACGATGTATCCCGCCGCTGGGTTGGGGTTTCCCGCCGCTGGTGTTGAGCTTGTGTGCATGTAGACTGCCGCACACCCAGGACCTTTTAAATTTCTGATGCCGAGTCCGTTACCGTTGGTGCTGTCCACGATAAAGTTGCAATCGATTTGATTCGACGATCCAGCTTTCACTTTGTTGATGAAAGTCTCACCGAATTGGTTTTGTTCAACCATCGAAGGGTATTGCGATCCGCTAGACTCAAACGCTCCACCTTGGGCAAGTGTTTGTGTCGGCATCGCCACCAGGGCAGCGATCATCGCGAGTGACGCGAAAATAATTTGTTTCATGAAAATTTCTCCTTGACTCTAAGCTGGGGGCAAAGATTGCTTTTCGCAATTAAGAAGCGAGCAGCCAAAAGAGAAAGCGTCAAGTATTAATCGGGAAAGAAAGGCTCAGGGTAACACCTGCAATTGGGAAAAGTGCCGGGATGCCCGACAGTTCCGTCGTCAAGTTCAGGTGGTGAATCCCAGCTGAAAACTTGACCATCGAGTTTCTTGCCTTTGCGAAACTCATGAGCTTCACGAACAGCGGCGTCACCACTGTTACGCCAAATGTACTGCCGAGAGCCCGCTGCCTGTGCGCGAGTCTGAGTAATCACTGAGTTAGACCTTGCCACTTCGGTACGCGCGATCCGCTCAGCATCGTTCTCACTGACTTTGCCTTGGCGTTGAAGTTCAGCCGCGATCTCACTTGAGCGTGTCCCGTTGTAGACTGCCTCAAGTGCAAGCGTCTGTGCTCGCTCAGCGGCTCTCATCGGAATGGATTTCACCAAGTCGATTTGTTCCTGCATCAACTCAGCGGCGCGTTTGCCTGTTGCCGCTCTTGCCACTGTGGTTTGCATGGCCTGATGAATTTCTTTTGAGCGGTTCTTCCACGCGGTTTTATTTTTCTTTGCCACGCGCTCAAGCATCTTGGCACTTTGTCGTGCGGCCCATGGACCTAAGCGCTCAGAATATTCGGTGAGCACTCTCAACATTTCTTTTTCATTACGGATGGTGGCACCGTCAACGTGGATCTCAACAACGTGAGCAGCGTTACGCGCTACTTGCTTCAGTGCTTTTGCAAACTGAGCTTCAGCGGATTGGTTGGGCTTGAAATTTTTCGAACGGGCTACGGGCATTCATCCCCCATTTCTTCAGTCGCATCGCAAGCGCTGTGCGTTTAAGTCCTAAAGACTTTGCGGCAAGCGTGATGCTGTATCCGTTGTCTTCAAGAGCACGCGCTGCCATCTGCTCTAAAATTAAATCTTCACTCTCACCGAGCTGAACAACGATTTGTTTCTCACCCAATGAGTTGACGACGATCATGATCGCTTCACCAAATACACCCCTGGTGTGTTGATCATGCTGAGTCTTGCGTTTAAGCTTCTCAGCTCGCAGTTCACATAAGCTTTGTTGATGTGACGTACCATCTCGTCCGTTTCGACCTTAGCAACGAGGTTAAAGCAGCGAGGGTGATAAGAAACCTTGCCTTCTTTGACAGCGTCATACTTTATTTCCTTTCCACAGCTCGCGCAGTATTTCATTGGTTGTCCTGCATCTTGACTCGTGAGCCAGACAACTTGTGAGTGGAGTCCACCAGAAAGATCAGCTCGCCGTCTCGAATAATGCAGTGACAGCGTTGTGGTGGCTCAGCCCCATCCCACTCGATGATGTAGCTTGGGATAAATGTCGGCTTATCGAGATCACCGTTAAATCGCCAAGTGGGTTTTGGCTTTCCCTTGCGGTGAGTGTGCTCATTGGTGTAAGCCACAGGCACTAAGTGATTCATTTCGCAGCCGGGGCAGTAAAAAAAATATCCCTCACCTTGCTTGTCTTTGATCGGGACAATTTTGCTCATTCAGTTTCTTTCTCTTTGAAGTGTGGTCTATAGATGCGAGTCGCGCGTGGAGCGATAACCACAACACAGACGGCGTTTGATGCCGTGCCTTTTTTCTTTTTAAAGACAAGCGTCGTGCCGTTGGAAAGCTCAAGGCTCTCTCCGATCTTGATTGTGATCGCAACAGCGCCGCGCTCAAGCTTGTCGTTCAATAACTTCTGAAGTTTGTGAGGGTTGTCCTTTGGATCAATGGCTTTCATTTGATTTGGCTTGCTCCATGAAAACATGGTAACTGCGTTCCAAATAAATCAAAGGATTATCTCGGCTCGTCACGAAAAGTCTGCCTTCCCAAAATAGGTAGGGAAACGCGAGCGGGTTTTTGAGGTTCATTTCAAAGACAACTTTTCCACCGAAGTCGTGGAGCTTCACGTTGAAAGGAAACTCTTTGCGCTGATCAGGCGTGACGGTCTTGAGATTTACAACTTTTTCATCAGCCATGCTTCAATCGCCTTTTGATCTTTCGTTACCGCGCGCTTACGAGCAGCGTCTTTCGTCTTCTTGTCCACGACTTTTTTCTTTCCTGAGAAAAGCTTGGTGAACTTCTTCCACCGTGAATCCTTGTTGATGCCCATCTTCTTGATAGTCTCCTTTGGTTCGTTAGGTCCATTGCCCGGATCACCCACATTGGTGCTCTCGTTTTCTGGATCAATTGGCTGATTCGGATCGATTGGATCATCTTCAGGGGCTGGCGGAAGTTCGTTCTCTGCCTCACTGATATCTTCATCCGTGATGTGTGAGAAAATTCCAGTTTCAGCGCCAGCTTGTTGAAGCTCTTTCATTCCGGTTGATGTAGAAATCAAGCCATCTTGGTGAGCAGCCACAACAGCGTTCGTGATCGCAGTCGTGATCTCAGCTTTCTCTTTTGCATTCATCTGCCAGAGCGGCGTGAACGTGAAGGTTAAATCTTTTGGGGCTGGCTCACCGAATGTCGATTGCCACAGAATCTTGATCATGATCTCAATCGGATTACGCAAGTAGGCTTCTTGTTTTGCGTTGATGGAGTCGTAATAGTTTCTGATATCCGTATCGCCGTTACCGCCTAAGCCCGCTGGCGATTGTCCGAGAAGTCTCACAAGTGGAGTCTCGCTTGCACCGGATAGTTGCTCACCAAACTGGCCGAGCATGTCGCTTAGTCCAGCGAAGCTGTAGGCCGTCGTTGCAAACGCATCGTTTTTATCGAGTAGGGTTAAGCCTTCTGAGTTTTGAAACTGCCGCATGTATTCAAACATTTCGACAAGTCCCTGCTTAGCTTCACCACCGGATGACAAGATTTCTCGGAAGCCGTCGATGCTCACAGTTCTTAGAAGTGCTCGTCCAATGAGCCCACCAGCGGAAGCCGTTGCGGTTTCAAACTCAATCAGCCTATCCCACATGCGCTCGATGATCGATTCATCCCACATCATCTCGGTGATCGCTTGAAAGAATGGGAGCTTGTGTCCACCCATTCTGAAACAACGAGTGTGATGCACACGAACGCGAGCAGCGGTGAAAGCGCCAGCTGTTTGTGAGGTTTGTTTTGCTACGGTGTTTTCACCCGCTTGCGGCGAGACTGTTTCTGAACCCGCGCCAGGGACTTGGGCTGGATCGTTAAGATTATTTCCAAGCACGATATCGTAGTAGGCTGGGAGTCCAATTTCTGGGCCTTCATCAATAATTTGGCTGAGCACGGGATTAAGTTGCCATCGGTCGTAAACAGCAATGCCTTTAAACTGTCCTTCTTCGATCGTGTCTGGATCAAGTGGAGTTTCCAAGTCTTGCCCATCAATTTGAAAAACTCCGATTGCCCCGCCATAAAGTCTACCCCACGCTGTGGTGTCACGAATGCGTTGCCAAATTTGAATGCGAGACATGGCGGCCTTGAAATCTTGAACTTTGTCCGCACCATCGTTGGTGTTGAGAATCACGCCAGCTTTCGTCATGTCTTCAGCAACACAATCGATCACTCGTCCCGCGATCCATGATCCACGGTACATCGCTTCAAGCTGTGTGCGATTGCGTGTGAGAAGATTGAACTGATAGCGACCGTAGGAAAGTTGATTCGTGTCTCCGTTCTCTTCACCGAGTGGAGTCACGCCGAGCTTCATCGCTAGATTTCTAAAACCGTCAGCGGTGTGTTTGGAGTGCTTAGGAACAATGGTAGGCTTTTGGGTTTGCTCGAAAACTTTCAAGCCCGGATCACTTT